TTTAGTCATTGTAGACTTTCTTATAAACCGTGCCATTATAATACTCCTGCTAAAATTACTAAACCGCATAACACTAATAAAACTATCTTTATTTTGCGTTCTGTCTTTAAGGCTTTATCTTTCTTAGCTTGTGCTAACTCTATTAGCTTGTCTGTAGTATCTTGCATTTGGCTTACTGTTACTTCCATTTTACCTAACTCTTTAAATGTATTGTTAAACATCTTATCTCTCCTTTAATTTGTTTACAATGTTATTTACCTAAAAGGTTAGAAAACGGCTCTTACACATCAGCTTCTATTTAATCTTAAAGTAATTTGATACTGTTCATATGCATCCTTCACAGAAGCATTATGTTCACGCAACTCTTTTTCTTCTTGCAATAATAACTTTGCTTCGTCTTTTGCATATTGCTCTTTATATGATATAGCGGCAACAGCAACACATCCCCAAGACATTATTCAGTACTCGCTAGTTTAAGCATTATTTGATACATCTCCCAAGCTTCTTTAACACCTGGATTCTCTTTACGCAAACGCAACTCTTCTTCATGTTTCTTATCAACATGTTGTCCTCTATGGAAATGAGCTGCTTGTGCTTGAGATTGAATGTACTGTGCATTTAATTGTTGCTGAGTTGCAGACTGTTGTGCACCTAATGCACTACCTGCGGCAGCCTGGCCTAACATACCACCTAAGCCACCGCCTAATAGATCACCTAACATTACTTCGCTCCATCGTAATCTTTCTCATAAAAATCACTATTAAATTCTAAATGTGTGTACTGATTATAGTGACAAACATAATCTGAATATCTATCAAGTACTAAGTTAGTACTCTGACATTCTTTAAGTGTATCAAACACACCTACTTCTTTAACATTACTAAACCTATGATATACAACACCGTGATACTTATGATCACCGTTATCAAAATCATTTGCTTGAACTGTTGCACCGATTGTGCATAAAACTATTGCTATTAATATATTTTTCATTTCATCTCTCCTATTGTTATTTATCTTTTTCTGCTAATAACGCCGCTCTACGACGCTGAGTCCTACTTAACTTCTTCATCTTTAAATCTGGATAGTATATATGTTGAGCTATCATATTAGTACAACGCTGTGATTCCTTTAAGTCCTTAGACATTACATCTCCAGACATCCAGTGCTGAAACATTATAAGGTAACGCCACAACTTAGCACTATGATCAAACCATACTATTCCTAATGTACCTTCTTCAATAGCACCTAACTGTGCTTTATCAGTTATCCAATTACCACTCTCTTTGAACTTACCCATATAAACTACACTTCCAGGAAAGTCATATAGTATCTGTTCCTTCGCTTGCATAGCATATTCAAATATTTGTTCTTGATGTTTAGCACTAACATTAGTACCATAACGCTTTAATGATGTTATGTCCTTATTAAGTCTAGCAGTAAAATCTAAATAACCATCTGCTTTACTTTTAATTTGTAATTTAAGATTGCGTGTTTCTTTCTTATTCTTACGAGTCCTTGGATTAACATAGTACTGAATACTTGCTTGTAGGACATCTTCTTCTGTTTGCCATCCTAGCTCATCTGGCGCCGCGCTAACACTCTCGAGAGGCGACCCGGAATCAATATCTTCTTCTGTGTGAATCTCTTGTTCTTTGCTTTGCTCTTCAGACGAAGTCTCACAAAGAGGCGTAGCAGAACTGTTATGTTTATTATATTTGTTTTCTTTATTATAATACTTGTCAACTTTGTCACACGGGGCGTCACAATGGGTGTCACAAGGGTCTACCCTATTAGCCTGTACTAATTGCAATATTTCAGCAGTTTGTTTTGAATCTTTCATTAACTTATTCCCTATTATTAAGGGACATTTGAATTGATGTAATTAGAATTATTTCTGATTTACATATACACGGTGTCCTACGCCGTTAGTGCAATAACATTGTTTAGAGCTTTAAGCCTTTTATTAGAAAGGGTAGGACGATTCGTATATGCAGTACAAAAAGCCCTAAACAATGCTATTACACTGTTATTTATCTCTTAAAAAATAAACAACTTAAACTTATGTTACACTTCTATTTATCAAAAGTCAACAAAAACGACGATTAAGATGCTCTAATTGTTCATAATGATTGCTTATTCTGTTTGAATTATCCATAAGTAAAGGCTTATGAGTACTATTAATAGTGTCGTAATCAAACCTATTTTTAAAACGGACTAAATAAGCGTATGAGGGCAGCTACTTCAACATCTCTCCGGATCAAAATGTAGCGTAAGTCCCTTACTTCAATACAAAAGGAGACTTGGAGAGTATGAGCAAAACAACAACATATGAACAATCAATGGACTTGGAAGCCTTGTATTACCTTAGCTTACCAGACCGTCCAACACTATATGGATTAGCCGATCACCTTGGCGTAGTCTATCTAACTATGCATAAATGGCGTAGACTACACCCAACATTCAATACCGCTGTTAAGAAAGGACTCGATGTCCGTAGTAAGAATATAGGTAATGTTACTAAGAAATATAATAAGGCCTTGTGTAATAAGGTTCTTAAGCTGTGTGCAGAAGGTAAATCAAAAGGTTCTGTATGTCTTGCCCTTGGTATAACATATGATACATTACGCAAATGGCAAGACGATCACGCAGACTTTAAGTTAGCTGTTGAAACCGGTAAGCTACTTGCACAAGAACATTACGAACAGTTAGGATATGAAGCCATGTTAGGTAAGATCAAAGACTTCGATAGTAAGATATGGACAACCACAATGAAGAACCGTTTCGACTATAGTGAGAAGACTGAAGTAAGTGGTAACCCAGACAAGCCATTGCACACTGGCATTGTATTAACTTTTGTGGATAATGAGGCCGATAATGACGAAGAATCGCCTCAAGATGATAAATAAAAGTATAACAAAGGAGAGATGTTATGTTTAAATCAATTCTAAAAGGAACCTGGGCTACCATTGTATACATTACACTATTCACTCTAATGTGTTTTCCACCTGTTGGCTGGTTCATATGCGGTACATACTTTTGGTACCGCTGGGGCAAACGAGAAGAGGTCATTGCAAATGGCAAGATCCAGTAACGAACTGTATGTTATAATGACAGCACTTCAAAGCGACAAAGTATTAGAGATATATGATGTTCACTTTGAAGTACAGTTACCTAGAATACTCTTAGAGTTCTTAGAATCAGATCACGACTTAGAAGAAGATGAAATGATCTTATTGTTTAATAACTTAGGTGTATCAATGTACAGAGCTATTAAAGACAATGCTCCACCATCAGATACAAAGATATGGAACTTCAAATGAATACAATGGAAGAAACTAATAACTTCCGAGCATTCCAATTGGAATGCGAAGTACGAGCAGCTGAACAGGATATTAAAGAGTTATCTAAGGCTATTACTAACTTAGTGTCACAGAACAAGTGTAGACTCAAACTAATAGAAGACTTAAGAAAATGAATCAATTAGAAGTAACAATACCAGCACATTATAAGATGTTATATCAACCGCGCCGTTATAAGATAACTTACGGTGGTCGTGCTGGTGGTAAGTCATGGGCCATTGCCTTTGCTTTATTAGTACTCGGCGCTGAGAAACAATTACGCATCCTATGTACTCGTGAGTTCCAGAACTCTATTAGTGATAGTGTCCATAAGTTACTATCAGATACAAACGATAGGTACAACTTAGGATACGACATAACCAATAACAGTATTAAACATCCAGTAACAGGGACAGAGTTTATGTTCTATGGATTGAAGTCTAACATTACAAAGATTAAGTCACTTGAAGCTGTAGATATATGTTGGATAGAAGAAGCAGAGACTATTAGTGAACGCTCACTAGAAGTACTAATACCAACTATTCGTAAGGACGGAAGTGAAATATGGATGTCATTCAACCCATTTGATGAGAACGATGCCGTATACAAAGAATACATCGTACCGTACTTGGACCAATTAACAGCAGACAATGAGTACACAGATGCAGAACATTGGATAAGGAAGATTAATTACACAGACAATCCATACTTACCAGAGACCATACAAAAGGAAATAGAATTAGTCAAAGCTACCAATTACCGTAAGTACCAACATATATACATGGGCTTACCAGTAGGTAACGATGAGAACTGTTTAATAGATCCATTATGGTTTGACGCCGCGATTGACTCACATAAGAAACTTAATGTACAACAGCGTGGTGCTAAGGTAATGGGATTTGATCCGGCTGATGAAGGTAATGATAATAAGAGTGCTGTTTACCGTTATGGTACCGTAGTAGAGAAACTAATGGATTGGGATGAAGGTAACTTAGAAGAAGCCGTAGAGAAAGTATATAACCAAGCTGAAGAACTTAGGGTCCAGGAAATCGTATATGACGGTACTGGTATTGGTGCAGGCGCTAAGATAAAGTTCAACCAATTTGATCCAAACGATAAGATAATTAAAACATCATTCATTGCAGCATGTAAGCCAGACTTTGAAATGACTAAATACAAAGATGATATACTAAATAAGGATATGTTCCGTAATAAGAGAGCACAGTACTATTGGTTATTAAGAGATAGGTTCGAATTAACATACAGGGCAGTAGAGTTTAATGAGTACGCCGATCCTGAAGATATGATTAGTATTAGTTCAAAGTGTGAACATATTGATCAACTTAAATCAGAATTAACAAAGATTGAACGCAAACGAACAGGAAACAATCAACTAATATTAATTGAATCCAAAGCCGATATGCGTAAAAGAGGAATGAAGTCACCGAACATTGCAGATGCACTTGTATATTGTTTTGCAAATATGGGTGTACATAAAACTAAAGCCACAGGCACACCAAACATAGTGTTCGCTAGTCAATGGTAAATAAGCTACATAAGAGAGACATAATGAAAAAGAAAAGTAAAATAGATTTAGAAAGTGTACACTCAGATGCCTTAGCAGCATATGAAATGTCATTCAATGCTGAGAAGGATGAAAGAGAGAAGTGCTTAGATGATATGCGCTTTTGTTTTGTTCCTGGAGCACAGTGGGAAGATACTGCTACTACAGCACGAAGTGATCGTCCACGCTTTGAAATTAATAAGGTAATAGTACCTGTTAATAATGCAATTGGTGAACAACGACAGAACCGTATTAGTATTAAAGCTAGAGCAGGGGATGGCGGCGCATCTAAGGATGTTGCAGAAACGCTTACAGGCTTAATACGAAACATTGAATCTAAATCGCACTTTAACGATGTTAAGGATACTGCATACAAAGAAATCGTAAGTGGTGGTATTGGCGCATGGTGTGTTACTACTGAATACGAAGATAAAGACGGCTTTGATCAAACATTAAAACTAAAAGCAATTAAATCAGCTGCCGCTTCCGTATTTTACGATTCAGCTTCTAAAGATGAATTAAAGCGTGATGCACAATGGATAATGGTTACTCAGGATATGGGTGCTAAAGCATTTAAAAAGAAGTATCCAGAAGCTACCATTGGAGAGTTTGCTAAGTTACCGAGTGGTAATTTACAAGATTGGCAGACTAGAGACACTGTTAGAATCGCAGATTATTGGGTTAAAGAACCTTGTACTAAACATATATCATTAATGTCAGATGGTCAAACACTTGAAATGAATGATGAAAACAAATCGGTTATGGATGAACTTATG